GATGTCGGAGCATTTTGTTCAACGGGAGGAGTATTAATCTTCTCATATTGAAGCAAAATTCTATCATCCAAAATTACATCACTCGTTACGATATTAGATTTGTTAAATGTCCAGTTATTCTGATCACGAAATTCCTTGTTGATGAACTCGAAGAAGAATACTGGAAAGCTCTGAACTTGAATCTGTCCTGTTTGTTCTGGTTGAACGAATAGAATGACTGGATTGTTAAGTGTCAGTGTGGTTTCCGTTTCACCTACGAGTTTACCGATGATGTTACGTCCGATTTGATCAATGATTGCTACGTGTTTTTGTTCTTTCATATACTGTTTTATTTTAATGGATTATTTTGCTTTTTCAAGTTCTAATTTGTTGTTTTGTAATTTTTTCTGGAATCCTAATGCCACCCCGTGTTTTCCTTCTGCCATCTTAAAGTAATAATCAGATCGCTCTTTGATTACTTTACGAACGATTTCCAACTTTGGATTGGGGAATGCCACATCATATTCTTTATCATTCAATAGATTGATGAAATTTTCGATAATTCGATTCTCTGCATCATCTAAGCCTTTGTTGTATGCCTCTTGTATTGTCATAATTAAGAAATTTGTGCAGGGTTTATATACATTCTCGCTGGACTTCCTCCTGCTTATTCCAGATCAGATAGGCGCGACCTATCACCAATTTTTATGCATTCTCTACAAATGCGTATAATTCTTTAGCGCGTTTAATAATTTCTTCCGAAGTTGGAAGCAAATCACTGATAACTTTGTTATCAATTTTATCTTCTACCCAACTATCGTCTTGGTTGCCGACCATTCTCTTTTTGGCGTTATGCAGCTTCTCGTGGAAAACTGTCATTAAATCACCATGTGCTATGCTCAATATATCGAGCCTTATCTCGTATGCGTTTTTGCTTGTGTTCATATGTTTGTGTAAAATCAGGGTGTTGTGCCTGATAAGAATATATACCCTAGTTACAGGGGAATGCAAGTATTATTTCGAATAATCTTTTGGATGTTTCGCTTGAATGTAGACTTCACCATATGCTTCAAGAGTTCCTGTGATCATTTGAAATTCTTTTTGTGAAAGAGAATCCAAATTTTTAAGTTTAGCATAAGCTTCTTTATATTTTGCTTTGAAATGGGATTCTTTATCATCTTTCTTAGCTTTTCGCAAAGCATCAGCATATGGTTTCACCTTACCAGCAAAGTGGTAAGCAGTTAAGATAGCAAAAGAACCTTTTTTCCTTGCAGATTCTTCTATTTTTTTCGCTCCTTCTGCTCTTTTTGTTACAAAGGTTGGAAAAAGAGTATCAACAAGTTCGTTTAAAAGTTTTTCAAATAAAATCGTAAATTGCATATTATTATTTAATAGATATTACAATCCAAACAAATCTTCCAATTCCACTGTAAGATTTTCCGATGGTTTTCTGAGTTTCCATCCGACTGCTTCATAGAATCTCTCGATTGCGGCATGGAATATCTTGCTAAACATTTTCTCATAATCAACCACGAAAATATTATTAAATTCTTCGGGCCAATCTCCTTTGAAACCGATCATGTCCAAATTATATTTATTGGGTTTCTTGACATATACCATACGAACTTTATCTCCTGTTTTAAATTTATCATATTTGGAAGACCATTCGTTCTGTCCGACAATTAGATCATGATAATAAGCGGCTTTTAGATGACTTGGCATCCCTTTCACGGTATTCATTCCATTACATCTGGCTGAATATTCCGAGTAATTGTTCATACCAGAGATCTTTGCAATATCTGTGATAGGCAATTTCTTAAATTCTTCGTATGCTTCATTGAACAAATCATTGGTTTCTTTCAAGGATTGAGTCATGATCATGTGTTCGATGACTTTCTTGACATATGGTTTGACCTTTTTAGGCATTGTGGTTTTCACAACATCAACTCCAATATATTTGAATTTATTCATCACGACACCCTCCTCATCCAATTTATGAAGAGCGTAATATTTTTTACCAATGAAAATACCACTGTCACAGATACTCTCTCTCTTAAACACGAATCTCGGATCAATACTTTTCAAATTCTGTTTAGCCCATTTCGCGATTCCTTCATTCACGAAGTCTTCAACATCTTGACACAAACCATAAAATTTATCGGAAACTTTGTCTCCATCTTTTAATTCGTATCCAATTTTTTCAAATATCTTCAAAGAAGTGTAGAAGCTATCAGTATCATTATATATCAAAGATTTTTCAATCTCTTCTTTATTGTCGAAATACTGTGATAGGTAATCCATGAACAAATCATTACTTTTCTTAATAACTGCCTGACCTGTCAATGTCACAGATGCCCCAATATCTTCATCACCAAGAGGAGCGTATTTATTGAGCATGTAACCATAAAGAGAGTTGAGGTGAATTTTGTAGGCATATTGAATACTATCAAATTTCTGTTCTCCTTCTTTATCCCCTTTCTTACGAGACTCCAACATCTTATTCTTCATTTCTTTACGTTTGGAATACAAGTTATCCAAGAACTCAGGAACAAGACCACGTTTCTTTTGAGAAAATAGAAATCCAGCTTTGGTTAAAGCTGCCTTTTCTTCATCCATGAACTTCTTAAAGTTCTCTTTAGTCATATCAAATAGTCTTCCTGATACATGATGGATTTTCACTTTATCACCATCCTTCTCAACTCTACCAATTTTGGTTTCAGGAGATAAATTAAGAGAGATCATGACTGATGGATACAGCGAGTTGGCATCGAATGACACGATATTTTCAGCAAATCCCACTCTTGGTTCTGCCACATAACCTCCAGGTGCTTTATAATCAGTAACAGGTCGAATGAAAGTTGGAATATACTCGTTGCGCATACGCGCACGAATAGCGATAGCACCGTTCATTGGTGGAACGGTTTTGATGGCATTTTCTAAATCACATAATCCTGTGTATGCGAGGAATCGAAGAAGATTGATATATCCTTTTTTCTCGTCCAATTTAACACAAATTTCCACATCTCGAATGTTATAGTCAGTATAGTTATACCAATCTTTTTTAGCCAATTCCCATAGATTACCTTCGTGTTGAATTTTGTTGATACCCAATTCAACTTCTCCGATATTATCCAACTTGTATGATTCTCGCTTCTCTAAGCTGAATTTCATATACATCACATAATAATCCAAAATAGAAATTCCTTCGATCACATACTCTTTGGTGGGCATTCCAAATTTACCATTCGGATTCGTCTTTTCATAAATCCTTTCAATTGGCGACAATTTCTTTGCCCATTCTTCTCCCAATTCAAATGTGATTCTGTTGATAAGGTAGGGGATATCGAATCCTGCTATGTTCCATCCACTAATCACATCAAATTCCTCTTTTCTGAAATACTTGATGAATGATTTGAGCAAATCTTCTTCTGATTTACAGAAATAATATCTCACGTCATCTCTTGTCGTGTGATAATTCTTCAAACCGAAAACATGATACATTTTAGAAAATGAATCGAATACAGTGATCAGATTTATCACTGCTTCCGCTGTCTCTGGTTCTGGGAACTTATCAGGATGAGGACATTCGATGTCTAGATAAGCAACCTTTAAAGGATATTGAGAGAAATTGTCATCCTCACAAACTGACCAATAATTATCAATCAAGAATTGTTGGTATGGGGGGAGATTTTCATAGATTCGCTTGATATTACTATCTTTTACGAAATTATTTCTGTCATACGAAGAAGCGAATTCTTTCTTTTTAAGAGGAGTTCCATAGATAGATTTCTCTTTACCCGCTTTATCCTCCAGTAGAATATATGGCTTGAAGTCGTGTTCTTCTTTCACACGCTCCCCATTTTCATTCCATGTCCACAAGAAAACCTTGCGTTCACGGTTGTTATAAATACAATTCCTATACATAAAAAAATGATAAACCATGAAATGCGAAAGTCAATACGATATTAATCCCATCAAATGATTAAATATAAATATGCCAATTAATACTAAAGTATGGACAAACGCTGCAAATACCGAAAGCGGAAAATTTGTTGAGATCATAAATGATGCTAGATTTCCAGCAACATCGGCAGTGACAGATCCATCTTTTGGTTCACCCCAAGTAGTCGAATATCCAAAATATGCTGTTTTGGTGAAAAATATCGATGACACAACGACCAACTTTAGTGGTAATTTCAACATGGCTAGTGATGCTTTCGGTAGAACGAGAACATCAAGTCCATTGACTCTTTTTGACTCGTCTCATAGATATGCAGATAATAACCTTTGGGCGACACTTACAGGTGGAACCACGACAACCTCTGCTTCTGCGGAATTCATTCAAACGCAAGGTATTATCGAATTAAAAGTGGATGCTCTAAGCGGTTCTAAAGTTTATCGCGAAACTACTAAAGTATTTGCATATCAACCTGGTAAGAGCTTACA